GCGCCACCGTGCGCCGGCTGCAGGAGAAGCACGGCTTCCCCCATGCGCTGCCGGGCCTGCCGGCGCGCTTCTCCCGCCACTGCGTCGACCTCTGGTTCCGCACCAATGGCGGCGCCTTCGCAGCGCCTGCGCCGGCGAACGATCGCCCGGCCGACGCCGTCGCCCAGCACCGCTCCCTTCTCGACCAGCGCTATGGAGTTGCGCCATGACCCCGCGACCGGACCCCTCCGCCGAGGCGCGCGAGGGCATCGCCGCCGCGCTCGGCCGCATCGACGATCATGTCGAGACGATCCGCGGTATTCTCACCCGCATGGTGGATCTCGGCGCCGACATCCGCCGCCGTGTCGGCCTCCTCGAAGCGGGCCCGGCGCGCCGCGACGCCGCCGGCGAGGACCGCGACCGGCCGCCGGCCTTCACCGACGACGCCCGCCTGAAGACCATGTCGGACGCCATCAACGGCTTCCTGTCGCCGGCGGACTTCGAGACGGCCATGGGCAAGGACCCCGAGCTGCGCCGGCTCTGGGACAACCGCACGAAGCGCATCGACAGGGGGGATTGAACGATGGAACTGACCTATTCCGAGAAGCTGCAGCGCATCAGGACCGGCGTCGAAGTGGTCAAGCTCGCCGAGGCGAAGCTGCAGGGTGAAGTCGAGCAGGTCTTGCGGATCGGCGACACCGTCTGGTTTCGCTGCGGAGAGCGCACCTTCCGCGGCCTTGTGGCCGAGACGGCGCGTCTGGGACCCTTCATTCGGGTGATGATTTCGGACGAGTGGCCGCTGCTCCTTGTGCTCCTCTCCGACCTGGTCGAGGCCCCGACGCCATGACCATCCGCCTCACCCCGGTCGAGCGCCGCGTCCTCGCCATCGTCATCGCCGTCGGCGAGCTGCGCGGCACCGACGGCCGCGACTTCGCCACCGCCGAGGGCACGGTGCTGCCCGGCAGCATCATCCGCGCCCTCATCCGCAAGGGCCTGTTGTCGGTGCACCGCCTCGGAACGAAGACCACGCCGGCCATCATCCGCCCGTCCATCGGCGCGGCCGGCCGCATGGCCGAGCACCGGCAGGTTGACATCGGGCCCCGACGCACCGCTGCATGAGGACGCCTCACCATGCGGAGCCGACGCACCATGGCGAAAGTCACCATCACCATCCCCTCCGTCTCGTGGCGGGGGGGCCGACCGCGCTTCACCCCCGGTCCTGAAACCCGCCGCCGCTATGGCGTGAAGGGCGAGGACATGAAACACCCGGACGGCCGCTGGTTCACCGCCGAGGAGGCGCTCGCCTGGGTCGAGCAGTGGAAGGCCGACCGCGCCGCCGCCGACGGCCGCGCCCGCCCGCGCCAGGCGCTGGCGAAGATCCGGCGCAACCACATGGGCCCCTCGCTCTGCACCCTGGCCGAGGCCTATTTCGCCTCCCCCGTCGTCACCGGCGGCCGGCAGGGCAAGCGCGTCACGAAGCCGAAGGCCAAGGCCACGGTGGATTTCTACAGGCGCGGCCTGCTGCGCATCGAGGAGGCCGACGCCGACCTCTACCACGGCCCGGCGGCGGCGCTGCGCCAGCCCCATTGCCGCGGGCTCTACGAGGCGCTCTGGGCCGAGCGCGGCCTTGCCACCGCCCGCGCCGCCCTCGCCTCCATGTCGGTCGTGCTGTCATGGGCCATGCGCGCCGGCAAGGTGCCGGGCCTCGTCGTCCACCCTGCGAAGGATCTGGCCATGGAGACGCCGGAGCCGCGCCTGCGGGCCGCGACGCCGGCCGAGCTGCGCCAGCTGGTGGCGGCCTCCGAGCTGCCGGTCTATCCGACCCAGCGCAAGGGCCACCACGCCCTCGTCGCCCTGCCGGAGGTCGGCGACATGACCATCCTCGGCGTCTGGACAGGCCAGCGCCAGGCCGATCGCCTCACCATGACCGCCGCCCACATGGCCTCCGGCCGGGTGGTGGAGCGCCAGCAGAAGACGCTGGCCCGCGTCGACTTCCCCCAGGCGCCGGAGCTGGTCGCCCGCATCGCCGCCATCAAGACCCGCCGCAAGGACTGGAAGGTGGAGGAGATCGACCTGCCGCTGGTGGTCAATTCGCAGACGCGCCAGCCCTTCAGCCACGGCACCACCTATGCCGCCATGTTCGCCCGCGTCCGCGCGGCGGCGGCCGCCGGCATCTGGCGCGACAAGGACGGCGGCCTGCATGTCGCCTCGGATGAGCCGGAGAAAATTATCGCCGGCCCCCGCTTCGCCTCATGGGCGCTCGAGCCGATGCCTTCGGTGGCCGACCTGACCGACCAGGACCTGCGCGACACCTGCGTCACCTGGCTCGCCCGCGCCGGCAACGACCCCATCCGCATCGCCGCCGTCACCGGCCATTCGCTGGTGACGATCCACGCCATTCTCAAGCACTACCTGGTGGCGCACAAGGACTATGGCGACCAGGCGATCGCCGCGGCCGTGGCGTGGTTTGACCAGCAGACGGGGTGACGGGGATGGACCGCAAGGCGCGCGACGTGCTGGCAGACCTCAAGATCGACCTGTCGCGGCAGCCCTTCAGAGGCGAGGCTGCGGCATTGCTGGACCGGATCGTGCAGGAATATGCGGGAGCAGTCGAAGCGGCCTTGGCGTGGACCGTGGCTCGTCATGGTTCGGCGCAGCAGCTCGTCCGGAGCGGCAATCCGGTATCGATCCTGATCTGCCCTCCCCATGTCGATATGCATGCCGCGCATGCTCGATGCGGCCAGCCGGCAGGGTGGCGAGACGGGGTGATCCTGATCCAGGTCATCACGGTTTGCGACAAGTCGATGATCGTGACGACGGACCTTGAAAGCGTGAAGGCGGCGGCCCCGAAACCGGCAGGGTCACACGTGTGACCTTTGTGACCCTGTTTTCAGGTCACACGTTCTCATCTTGTTCTGAAATTCGGCCGACCGACGGCCCCGCACTTTCCAGCATTCATGCGGGTTTGTGGATGGTGAGCGGGGAGGGGATCGAACCCTCGACCACATGATTAAAAGTTTCAACCGACCCTTGGTCCGTCAATGGCTTGGCGAGGGCGGCCGTGTGACCTTGCGGTGTTTCCGCCATGAAAAAGAGCCCGCGCCGGACGGTTGGCGACGCGGGCTCGAGTTCAGGGAGGAAACGCCCAAGGAGGGCTGCATGCACTGCACTGCTCCGGCCGCCTCACGAACGGCCGAACGGTTCAGCGCGGCCCGGACGGGCTCGTGCGCATGCCTTCGAGGATCTGGCGAACGACGCGGATGTCGCCCTGCATGGTGAGGACGGCCTCGCGATCGGCATTGCGCTGGATGCGGCTCTCTTCGCGGTCGGCCTCGCGGCGCGCCTCGATCCGCTCCACCCGCTGCTCCACCCGCAGCACGTGGCCGTTGAGGGCCTTGACGTCGCTCTGCAACACCACGAAGGCGACGACGCATCCGGCAGCGCTGGCCAGCGCCGTCATGGCGAAGCTGGGGACGTTGAGCTTCCAGTCCGTCTTGATGGTCATCGCCTGCCCCTCCCCTCACCTGCCGCGCCAGCCGCAGGTGCGGCGGCCGTGCTCGTTATGCGCCAGCAGCTGGGAGACCTGCGCATCCGACATGGCGCGGATCTCCGCCTGCGTCGGCCGGATCGGCCGCCAGCCGTCGCAGCTATTGCCGGCGGTCTGGCACGCCCCAATCGCGAGCGAGACGGCGGCGACGCTCATCAGCTGAAAGACGCGCGAGATCGTCATCGGTTCTGACCCTGTTGCGGAGGTTGTCGAGGGAGGCCTGCGTCTGCCGGGCGCGCTCGCGCTGGGCACCGATGGCGATGAGGCGGAAGACGGCGACGGCCAGCGCGGCCGCCACCAGAAGGCCAGCGGCGGCCCAGCGGCCGAGGCGCGATCCGGTGATGAGCGAAATCAGCCAGGTCATGGCCACCCCCAGATGCGGGCGATGCTGGCCGCCACGAAGAGCGCGGCGAACACCAGAAAGATGGTGGTGATCGGTTCGGGCAGGCTCATCCGCCGCCCTCCTCGATCGGCTCGGTGCCGGTCTCGGTGTCGAGCGGCACGCTGTCGGCCGGGCCGGCGACTGTCAGGCGGCCGGTCCAGATCATCACGCCGACGACGGCGAGAAGGACCAGCAGCACGGCGATGGCGAGGAAGGCCCAGAGGTTGTCCACGCCGAAGGGCAGCATGAAGCTGCCGCCGAAGATGGCCGAGACGATGGAGCGGAAGGTCCAGCTCTTCGCCGGCGGCGTCTCCGTCGGCGCTTCCTCGACCTCGGCCACCTCGCCGCGGCCGGCGCGGGTCGCCACAGGCCCTTCGCTCATCTCGCGCCACAGGGCGGCCTCGGCGCGCCGGCGGCGCACCAGGCCCTGCAGTTGCACCATCTGCCCCGTCTTCGGGTCGCGAGCCCGCGTCCAGCGCATCAGCTGTGCCGGCACATCCTCGAAGCGGCGGGCGTTGACGCGCTTCAGGATGGTCGATTTGCCCAGCGCGCCGGTGTTGAAGTGGAACGAGACCAGGGCGTCGAACTGGCCCTGCGTCAGCGGCACCTTGACCAGGCGCAGCACCTCGGCGGCGAACTTGGCCACGTCGCGCTTCAGGATGGCAAAGCCTTCCTCGCGGCTGATGACCATGCCGGCCACGACGGTCGGCGGGCCTGCCATGGCGGTGTGGCCATAGCCGATCGTCCAGTGCCCGGCCGGGCAGACATAGGCCCGCGGGCGCCAGCCCTCGAATTCCTTGATGACATTCAGGCCGCGGTTGGAAACCTGCATCTATCACCCCTCCCTGCGGGCCAGCGCGCGCTGCACGCCGAGAACGAAGACGACCAGCGCGCCGCCCATGCCGAGGCCGATGAGGATGACGGGGATGGCCGGCAGCTCCGTCATGGTCAGGCCGCCCAGGCGAGCAGGCAGGTGCTGTCGTCGCGGCCGCCGTAGCCGGTCGCGGTCTTCGACGCCTGCTGGATGTTCTCGAGCACGGTGATCTCGTGATAGCCGAGCTGCGCCGGGATGCCGTCCGGCACCGGCGCCCGCGGGAAGCCGCCGGCCGCCTCCGTCAGGTTGGAGCCGTTGGCGCCGTAATAGGCCGTGGTGCTGTCGAGGCCCGCGCCGCGGCGGAAGGCGACGGTGACGTCCGCGCTGCTCATGAGCCCGTCGATCGAGGTCTGGAAATCGTCGATCGCCATGCCCGACACGATGCAGAACTTGTCGTTAGCCTCGCCGTTGCGCTGGCGGATCGTCTGCGAGGAGTAGGACCAGGACGAGGCCGAGGTGTAGAGGCTCGCCACCAGCCGGCGGCGGTTGAACTGGTTCCAGATGCCGATGGCGCAGCGGTTGGCCGGGTTGCTGCCGTTCACGTCGACATTGTGGAAATTGTAGTCGATGAGGGCCGAGACGTTGCAGCGGATCGTGCCGAGATAGAGCCCGCAGCGCGCCGGGATCGTCACCGCCGCCGCGGCGTTCGTGATGTCGTATTTGTTCACCCAGAAACCGTTGAACAGCTCCAGCTCCGTCGTGCCCGGGCCGGTGCCGCGCGAGGTGGCCGAGGCCCAGGCGAAGCCCTTGGAGCCCTTCGGCGCCAAGGTGGCGCGGTCATAGAAGGCGAAGACGTCGCGGTTCTCGTTGACGCCCGCCGCCGAGGGGCTGATCGCGCTCTCGTTGATCGTGTACGCGAATTCGGAGGCGTTGTGGCTGGACCAGTTCACGCCGTTGAACAGCGGCAGCTTGCGGCCGCGACCGGCCGGCGTGATGTAGAGCGTCACCTGGTTGGTCAGCGTCCCGGCCGGATAGGGGTTGCCGGAGACGGGCGAGAGGATGAAGTCGGGCGCATCCACGTCGGTGCAGCGCACCTCGGCCGGCGATCCGCCGGACAGCAGCAGCTTGGTCAGGGCGACCGACGCCGCGATCGGCGCGGTGGTGTTGCCGGTGAGGTTGTGGCCGTCCAGGTGGTGGTCGTTGTCGGCGGCGAAGGTGACGCCCCACTTCTGCGCCGGGTCCGACGAGCCAGCGGTCGAGATGTGGCCGATGAGTGTGCCGGCGGCGATATGCGCACCGGACTGATAGGCGTGGCCGACATCCTCGGCGCGGCCGTTGTTCTTGGTCACGACGCCGTCGACGTGCAGGCGCGGCGTCTCGGAGTAGATGCCGGACCAGGCATGGCCGTTGATCAGGCTGCCCTCGAGGTGCACGTCGCCGTTGTTGGCGGTCAGGTGCAGGCCATGGGCCTCCCAGGTGGCGGGCGTCGAATTGGTGGGGCCGGTGGCGATCGTGCCGTCTTCCTCGGCATGCAGGCCATGCAGCTCGTGGTTGGTGCCGTAGGTGTCGAGATAGTAGGAGGGGCCGCCGTTCTGGCCGGAGAAGTTCTGGCCCTTGATGCGAACGGCGGCGATCGGGGCATCGGCCCGGCCGATGGCCGCAAAGCCGCCGAGGTCGTTGCCGAAGGTCTTCAGGTCGGAATGTTCGCCGGCGGCCATGCTGCCGACGGCCGCCGCATCCGGCTGCTGCAGCCAGCCCCAGCCGCCGTTGTTGCCCATGTAGCAGTCGGACGAATACCACTGCGAGCCGATCGCGCCGTCCGCGTTGGTCTGCAGCACGCCGTGGCTCAAGTTCTCCGAGCACCAGAGGTTGATGACCTTGCCGAAGGCGGTGGGGCCGAGCAGCACGCCGACGTCGCTGTGCCGGACGCGAATGTCCCGCAGGATGCAGTCGATAAAGGCATTTGGCACGCGGATGCCATGCGCGCCGGCGCTGGCCGCCACGGCCCGGTCGATGTCGAGACCCTCCAGCTGCACGCCGGAAATGCCGGCCTGGAAGGTGATGATGTCGTTGCCGGCGCTCGGGCTCTTCAGGATGGTGGACAGCTTCTGGCCGCGCCCGCGCAGCACCGTGCCGTTGCCCTCGATGTTGATGGAACCGCCGATCATGAAGGCGCCGGCGGTGAGCACGACCTGCTCGCCGTTCGACTTTGCGTAGTCGATCGCCTTGTTGCTGGCGTCGGTCGCATCCACCTCATAGGTGTTGAGGGTCGCAGCGGAGTAGTCCTGCGGCTCGATCCACGGCCGCAGCTTGTAGCGGAGGATGCGCGGCACGGCGCCGGTTCCGCCGGGCGTGTAGAGCGAAGTCTCCACCGCGGCGGGCTCGAATTTCTCCGGCGTCAGCGAGCCGTCGGGGATCTGGCCCAGCACCACGTCGACGATCTGCTCGGCCAGCGCCTCGTCCGCCTCCTCGAGCGCGGTGATCGCCGCGTCGCCGGCATCCACGTCGCGCCGCAGCTCCTGCAGCACGGTGGTGACCTCGTCGGCCTCGCGCTCCATGGACGGCGTGTGCAGCCGGCCGGCGCGGCTGAAGTCGGTGGAGCGCTCATGGGTGCGCCGCGCCGTGATGCGGATCTGCACCGCCGCATCGCCGGAGGTCGGCCGCGGCGCGACGGAGAAGGTGACGGTGGCCCCGGTCGCGCCCGCCGGCGAGCCGGTCTGCGCCTTGGTGAAACCTGTGGTGATGGTGGTGAAGCGGGTGGCCGGCGCGATCTTGCGCTGCACGACCAGGTCCTCGGTGTCCCAGACGGGACCGGCATTGAAGGTGAAGACGGTTTGCGCGGCCGAGGCCTCCAGCGTCACCTGCCGGGTCGAGCGCGTGATCGGGATGGAGGTGGACATGCCGGCGAGCCCCAGAGGTTCCGAGGCTGCCAGTGTGGGGCTCGCGGGCGCGCGTTAAGCGTGTGCCGGGAGCGACGGCCAGGAAAAGTGGGAACCGGTTTTCCGTCCGGCCGCGCGACCAGCTATTGCCACAAGGTCGAGAAGTCGGGAGCCCGGCGCGGCTCGGCCTCGCCACGGCCCCACCACACGCCCTGCCCTTCCTCGCGCATCAGCTGGCGTTCCTTGGTGCGCCACTGGCGATGCGCGTTCGGATCGGCCAGCAGGGTCAGCCGGTCCCAGATGAGGCGGTCGGTCACCGGCTTGATCTGCCACATGTTGAGCAGCGGCGTGGTGCGGCGGGCGACGTCCACCAGGCGGCGGCCGCGGTTGAACTCGGCCTCGCCGGTGAGCGCGCCGGCGATGTCCTTGCCGCCGATCGTCGCCGCCAGCAGGTCGCCGGCAGTGTTGGCCACCGGGCCGGCGAGCTTTGCCACCTGCTGCGAGGAGCCGCGGGTGTAGTCGCCCAGCACATAGTCGCCGTAATAGCCGAGGGCCCCGCCCTTCGCGAGCGCCATGGCCCAGAAGGTCCAGTCGGTGACGTCGCGCGGGTCGCGGCCGTTGCGCAGCTCCGTCATCTGCAGCACCAGGGCGCCGCCGATCGTCAGCGAGACAAGGCTGCCGGCGGTGTAGAGCCCGCCGCGCGCCATGCCGCCATCGGTCATTTCGTGCTGGGCGGCGCGGATGAGCGACAGCATGACGCTGGCCGGATAGGACAGATACATGGTGACGTTGCGCACGGCCTCGCCGGCGACGGTGCCGGCGCGGGTGGAGCGGCCGAGCATGGCGCGCGTCGTCGCCGTGCCCATGGGCACCGCCTCCTCCATGAAGGCATGCACCGCGTCGCCATAGCGCAGCGCTGCCTCCTGCACGGCGCGATCGCCGGGGGCGCTGTCCCAGATGTCCATCATGCGCAGCAGCCCGCCGGCCTCGCCGTGGTCGGCCGGCCGGGCGTTGCGGATGATCGCCCATTCCGCCTCGCCGATGCCGAAGCCCTGCAGCCACCGGGCGAAGCGCTCGCCGCGCGCGCCGTCGGCCGCCATCTCCTCGAGGGACTGGCCGAGCCGGTCGCCGGCCTCGAACATGAAGGACATGGCCTGGCTGCGCCGGTTCGCCGTCGTCCAGGGCGAAAGGCCGGTCCACTGGAAGACGCGGTCGGGCAGCCACTTGGTCAGCTCGGCCGAGCGATTGGCGAGGGTGCGGCCGCGCATGTCGGTGGTCAGCACGTCCATGGCGTCCTGCAGCACCACGCCGGCGCGGGTGATGTCGCGCTTGGATGCGCCGTCGAAGAGCTGTTTCGGCAGGTCGGCGAGGAAGCGCAGCGTCGGGATGCCGGCGAAGACCTTGGCATTGCGCTGCTGGAACGGGTCGCCGAGCACGGCGGTCAGTGCCGTGCCGGCGAGCTGGGCGGCGGTGAGGACGTTGCGCACCGCCTGGAAGGCGTCGGCGGCGTTCTGGTTGCCGGTGCCGACGGAGCCGTTGACGACGTTCCACAGGCGGTCGATCGCGTCGGTGCGGCCCTCCATGCGGGCCGTGGCAGCGCCGTTCCAGAGGGTCGGCTGGCCGAGCTGCGCCTTGGCAATCTCGCCCTCCACCACCTGTTTCATCCATGTCACGGTGGCGTGCGGGTTCGGCCCCAGCACCTCGAGGGCGGCGATGTCCTTGGCGAGGCCGTGAATATGGCTCATCAGCGCGGCGTATATGTCGCCATTGCCGAAGGCCTGGTTGTAGTCGCGCCAGGCGGTGGCGTCCTTGAACACCAGGAAGCGGTGCTCCTGCCGCTGGTTGGCCAGCGCGCCGCGGCCCTGCGCCTGGCGCGAGGGCTGCATGTCGATCGCCCCGTCGGTGACGATGCGGTCATAGATGACGCGCAGGCTTTCCACCACGCGCGCAGGGGTCAGCGGCCCGCCGGTCAGCGGATCGGTCATCTTCGAGATGTCGAGGCGCGGCATGATGAAGGCCACCCACTCGTCCTTCGCCACCGCCATCATCTTGCCGGCGTCGTGGTTCTGCGGGAGGTAGTTGGCAAGCTTGGCGATACTCATGCCCGCTGCATTCGCGCGATCCACCAGCTCGTCGGCCACCGTCTGCCAGGCGGCGAGAAAGTCGCGGGCCTTCACGTCGCCGACGTTCTCGCCGAAGGCCGCCTTCACCATGTCGTCCAGCAGCGCGGCGCCGCGGCGGAAGCCGGTGCCGGCCTTGCGGCGGAAAGTGTAGAGCACTTCCTCGAGGCGGCCATGGGCATAGCCGACGATGGCGTCGCGGCGGCCGGTGACGGAGGGCATGCCGAGCAGCCTGTTGTTGCGGTTGTCGAGCACGCCCATGGCCACCGCCATGGCGTCGGCCTTGCCGTCGGGACCGCGGAACTCCTCGAAGGCGGTGGCGATCGCGTCCGCCCGCTCGGCCGAGAGGCGGGCATGGCGGGCGCGCAGCTCGGCCTCGGCGGTGAGCTGCTCCACCACCTTGGCCTTGGCGGCGAGATCGTCGCCGGTGGCCTTGACCTGCGCGTCATACATGGCGCGCAGGAGGTCGGCCTCCTCTCTGGACATGGCGCCCTGCGCGGCGGCGGAGGCGATGCAGTCGTGAAACTGGGCCATGGTCAGATCCTGCAGGCGGCGGCGATGTCGGCGAGAAGGCGCGGCCGCTCGCCGATCGCATCGAGGGAGGCGCGATCGACGGCGATGGCGTTGCCGGCATCGTCGATCAGCGGCACCAGGTTGCGGGCCTCGGCGGGATCGGCACGGCGCAGGGCCGGGCTGTCGAGGAGGTCCATCTGGGCCCGCGCCGCGTCATCGAAGAGGCCGCCGGCGGGCGGCGCGGCGTCGCCGCCGGCGAGCGGACGGGCGGCGGCAAGCTCGGCGACGGCCTTGAGGTCGAGCGGGTCGACGCCGGGGATCAGCCCTTGCTCGCCTGCTGGCGTTGCTTCCGTGCGTCCTGGATCGACGCCACCAGCTCGTGGTGCTTCGCCAGCCGCTCGCGCTCCGCCGGGTCCAGCGTCGGGGTCTTGCGGATTTTTTTGGCGAGCGCGCGGTGCTGCACGGCGGTCATCAGGAACGTCCCAGCCGGGGATGTCATCGGCGATCTCCTTGCGCCTGGCCACCACGCTCTCGAAGCGGTGGCTATCCTCCATCACGGCACGCTCGAAGGCAATGTCGGGATCGTCGAACTCGCCGCGCTCAAGCAGCTCGCGGGTGCGCGTCCACAGGCCCTTGTCGATCGTGTGCGGCTGGATGTCGTTCTCGACGAAGAAGCGCTCCATCTGCTGCTCGACCTGGTGGCGCAGCTCGGCGTTGCGGGCCTTCATCTCGCGATCGGCGAAAAAGGGAATGTCCGCCTCGCGGTAGAGCTTCGTGCCGCGGTGCTCGGCCTCGATCGCAACGAGCATCTCGTTGTAGCTGATGGACCGGGTGCCGCCCGCCTCGAAGCGGGCGTCGCGGAAATAGCCGGCCTCCTGCGCCGCCTCGAAGGCGCGGTCGAGAGTGCGGCCGCTGTCGCGCACGAGCTGGCCATAGCCGGGCATGAACTTCTGCCCGTCGAAGATGGCGCCCAGCTCCGGGTCGGGCTTCAGCCCGCCATCGGCGGCGAGGAACTCGAGGAGCGACAGGGGCTGGCGGCGCTGCCGGCGGCGCATGGTCACGGCCACGTCGATGAAGGGCCCCTCCTCCGCCATGGCGGCCTCGGCCGCGCGCACGGCGTTCTGGGCGCGGATCGCATCGCTCACCACCTCGCGGGCCGCTTCCTCGGTCCGCGCGCCGGCTTCGGCCAGCCGGCCGAGCAGCGCCGCCTGGTCGGCGGCATCGTCCGCCATGCGCGCCACCACGCTCGCCGCCACCGGGTCCACCTCGCCGGCGAGGGCGCGGGCGAAGGCGCCATCCGACAGGGTCGCGGCATAGCCGGCCGCCCTGACATCCGGCAGCTCGGAGGCGATGGCGCTTTCGATGGCGTCGGGGTTTTCGCGCAGGCGCTGCAGGGCGGCGACGGGGTCGTCGCCATCGTCGAGGATCTCGCGCGCCAGCGCATCGGTCACGCCGGGCCTGACAGGGCGCGAGCCCATGGGCAGCGGCGCGTCCACCTCCACCGCGGCGCGCGCCGCATCGGCGAGGCCCTGGGCGGCCTCGGCGGGGTTGATGCCCTCGGGTGCCCGGAAGGTCGCCGCATCGGCCTCACCGGCCATCTCCGCCGCGCGCAGGGCCGCCCTGGTATCATCGTCGACAAAGCCGCCGGCCTTCTCGATGGCCTCGATGGCGCGGGCAGCGCCGCCCCGGCCACGCAAAAGGGCGCCGAGGCCCTCGCCGGCCGCGGTCAACCCGCCGCCGGCCGCCGCGCCGATGAGGGCGGCCATGCCGACATTCTGCACCGCCTCGCCGAGGCCGCTCTCGACGCCGATCTCGGCGCGCCAGCCCTGCACCGTCGGCTGGGCGACGGCCGAGAAGCCGGCATTGGCCACGGCGTTGGAGAGGGCGGAGGTCGCGATGCGCGCAAGCGGCGTCGCCGCGCCCTTGGCCGGGCCGCCATAGGGCAACGACAGCCAGAAGAGCGGGTCCTCGCGGGAGCCGATCATGGCGCCGGCGAACATGGCCGCGACCTGCGCCGCCAGCGGCAGGTCGGTCCGCGCCCATTCGCGCTTGAAGTCGAACTCGGCCATGCGGGCGGAGACGGCCGCCTGCGTCGGCACCGGCGTGAAGGGGTCGACGGCGAGGCGGTCGCCGAATTTCGCCTTCAGCTGCTGCACGCGGGCGAGGAAGGCGTCCTGCCGGCCTGCGATCAGCTCCTCGAGGCGCGGGTCGGCCCAGCCGGTGAACTCGCCGCGGCCGATGCGGCCGGCCAGCTCCGACGTGTTGCGGATCAGCGGATTGGCGAGATCCTCGCCGGTGACGCGGCGCACCTCGGCGATCATCCGGTCATAGACATGCTCCTGCGCCGCGCGGCGGGCCGAGGAGGCGTCCACCAGGCGGGTCTGCCGCTCGGCCGCGTCGAAGAGCGACGAGAGGCCGGCGCGCTTCTCCGGATCGGCTACGGCTATGCCGATATCGCGGCCGAAGGTGCCGGCCGTGTCCACCGCCCGCGCCGCGCTGCCGGCATAGCTGCCGAGGCGCTCGAGGAAGGTCTGCGTGTCGGCCGGGTCGGCCGGCGCGCCGGTGAAGGTGTCGTCGGACCAGGCGCCGAGCGTGATCATCGGAAAGCATCCGGCAGGCGCTGGCGCAGCGCCGGGGTCAGGGCCTCGAAGTCGAGGACGAAGGGCCGGCCGTCCTTGCCCATGACGGGACGGCGGTTGCCGCTGGCATCGGGCGGCATGGCCCAGCGATAGCCGCCGGGGCCGAAGATCGGCTGCATGCGGCGCAGTGCGCCGGCGTCCATCGGGCTGCCGTTGGGCAGCACCGGCGGATTGGGCAGCGCCGCCAGGTCGTCCGTGGTGATGGCCTTCAGCACGTCGCCGAAGCGGTCCTGCCGCACGGCGGGGGGCACCTGCACCTCGACCGATCCGCCGCCCCATGCCGGCGAGCGCCAGGTGGTCACGCCGCCATAGGTGCGGTCGCCCTGCCGGGTCTCGCCGCGGGCGGCGCGGAAGCCTTCCTCGAGCAGCGACTGGGCATTGGCTTTGAGGTCGATGCCGCGACGCTGCGCCGTCACCTCGGCCCAGACGGCGACGGCGGCGCGGGTGCGCTCGCGCTCGTCGGTGCGCATGCCGCGCAGCGAGGCGCCCAGCGCCGCGCGCTCGGCCGCGTCCATGTCCGCCACCGGCGGCCGCTCGGGCGACGATCCGCTGACGCGCCGCGCCTGCAGGCCCTCGGCGATCGTGCGGGCAAAGCCGCGATCGCCGGTGGCCGCGCCGATCGCCGCGGCATGGGCCAGCTCCGGCGCATCGCCGCCGATCTCCTTCAGGATCTGGGTGGCGCGCGGCCCGCCGCCGCGCACGATGGCCTCCACCGTCGCCAGCGCCCGCTCACCGCCGGCCGCCACCACGCCCTGCAGCGCCGCCCTGTCGTCGGGTCGCAGATAGGTCGGGTCCGCCTTGCCGAGGCGCGGCGCCACCGCGTCCACCTGGTCGACGCGGGCGCGCATCTGGGCGGCGAGCTGGTCGGGCGGCGCGGCCATGTCCACGGCGGTGACGGGGCCCCCGGCGAGGCCGCGATCGGCGGCATAGCCGAGAAGGTCGGCATTCATGGCGTTGCGGTTGGCCGTCACCTGCTCGCGCATCCACTGCACGTTTTCGGCACCGGCGCGGGTGATGGCGGGCGGGCCGGGGCGGGCCGGCGGCGGTTCGGCGCCGCCGGTTTCCTGCAGACGCCGCAGGTGCGGCTGCGCCCAGGCCGGGAAACTCTCGATCGGAGATCCACGATAGCCGTTCGGCCCCCAGAAGGCCGGGGCGGCGCGCGTGTCGATGTGGATCGCCCCGGACGGGTAGATGCCGATGCCGCGCGCGCCGTTGGCGATCGCCGCCGCCAGCACCTTGGCCTTGTCCTCGTCGGAGAGGTTCTTGGTGTCGAGGTCGAGGGCGTTGCCATGGATGTGCTGCGATCCCGACGCGCCGCCGGCGGCCGCGTTGCGCTCCGGGGTGCGGTGGCCGGAGCTGATCGTCACCGCCGGCAGGCCGGGGGTGGCGGTCAGTCCCTGCCACATGCGCCGGGCCGGATCGGAGACGCCCTGCAGGCGGCGTTCGTTCTCCGGGTTCGGCGTCGAGGCCGCCCGCGTCTGCGCCTCCAGCTCGCGCACCGCGCGCTCCTGGTCGGCGATCGGCAGGGCGGCGATGCGCTGCGCCAGCACCATGCGGCCGCGCATGGTTTCCAGCGCCACCGTGCCGCGCGGGCCGAGCTTCGCCGCCTCGGCCTCGAGCACCGCCATTTCGGCGGCGGTGGGCTGCTGCCCCCTCGCCGCGCGGGTCAGCGCATCGTCCAGGCTCGTCTGCAGGGCGCGGGCCTGCCGGTCACCCTCCACGCGCTTCTGGGTGCCGAGCTTCTGCAGCGCCTCGTCGACGCCGGAAATGTCGGTGAGGCCCGGCAGGCGGCCGGCCTGGAACTCGCCGCGCAGGTGGGTGCGATAGGCGTCGATCTCCTCCGGCGTGCGCAGGGTGGCGGCGCGCGCCTGGATGATGCGGCCCTCGAGGGCCTGCTGTTCCTGCAGGATGGCGCGCTCGGCGGCGCTGGCGTCCATCATGCCGGTGGCCACCATGCCGCGGATATGCGCCACCTGCTCGCCGCTGGCCCTGCGGGCCTCCGCCTCGGCCGCCGGGTCCGACGGTGACACGGACAGGATCTGCGCCTGCTGCCGCTCGTTCTCGGCGGAGCGGCGGATCAGCACGGCGCGGGCCGCGTCCTGCTGCTGGCTCGTCTGGTTGTTGATCGCCTGGCGCTGCAGCACCACGCCGATGTCGCTGGCCCGGGCGCGAAAGCCGGCCTGCGCCTCGGGCGGCAACAGGCCGGCGGTGTCGCGGGCCTCCCGTTCCAGCTCGGCGCGCAGGGCTTCCGGGTTGTTGCGATGCTCCTGGAACAGCGACAGGGTGCGGTCGCGGAAGGTCGCCGTGGCGCTCGTCACCTGCGCGTCCAGCGCGGTCGCGTCGCGGGCCCGGCCGTAGATCGTGCCGGCGCCGGTGCGGGTGAAGTCGTTCGATGCGGCCGCCACCTTCGCGTCGCGCTCGCCCTCGAATTTCGCGTCCTGGTCGGCCCAGGTGGAGAACTTCTTCGCCAGCGCGTCGAAGCCAGCGGCGGCGGCCTGCCCCGCCTCGCCGGTCGGCATGGGGACGGGGGCGAGGCCGTCCGGCACGGCGCCCTTGTAGGTCTGTTTCTCGATCGTGAACTGGCGCGGCTGCTGGGCCATGGATCAACGCCTCCGCGACACGTCGGCGAGCATGGACATGCCGCCGGTGATGGCCTTCAGCGTGCCGGCCGCGCTGGCGTCGTCGGCCATCATCCGGTATTGCGCCGCCCGCGACAGCAGCCGGTTGCGGCGAATGGTCTCGGTCTCGGCGTCGGTGGACAGGGCGGCGTTGGCGTCGGCCACGGCGCCCTCGCGGGCCTTGGCCGGCGTGCCGAAGGAGAGGTCCACATTGGAGGCGGCATAGGCCACGTCGCGGGCGCCGAGGTCCTCGACCATGCGCTGGCGGATGGCGGTGCGCCGCTCGATGCCGCGCGTGCCCTCCATGGCCGCCTCGAGCTTGGCGTCCTCGGCCTGGGCGTTGCGGGCATCGGCCTGCGCCTGTGCCGAGCGCAGGCCGCCGACAACGGACAGCGCCGTGGCCGTGCCCTGCAGGATCGACCAGAGCGAGGAGCCGGCCGAGGCCGTGGCGGTGGCGGCCGTGGTGGCCGTCGTCGCCGCGGCCGGGGCGACGGTGGAGAAGGTCGAGGCCAGGGAGGTCATGAGGGTCGCGGCCAGTTCCATCAGAAACGTCCCTCCAGCGTGATGTCGCGGATGTCGAAGGCGCCGGGCCGCAGCTGGGTCAGCTCGAGCTGGGCGCCGACCTGCCAGCCGGCGAGGCCGGTGACGGTGATGAGGCCGGTGACCGGGTCCCAGGGGCCTTCGGCATCGTCGTCGCCGCTCGCCAGCGGCACGTCGAAGGCCGGCTGGCCATTGGCGGCGATCGCCAGCGAGGAGACGGCATTGGCGGTGATCTTGGCCGTGTGGATGCGGCCGGGCCGCACCACGACGCTTTTCTCGTTCAGCTCGCGCTGGATCGGCAGCACCTTCAGCCGCGGCGCGATCCAGCGGCCGACCTCGATGGCGGCAGCCGTCCAGGGCAGCGTGATGGCGCCGCCCGTCACGGTGAAGGGGCCGGCATAGGTGCCGCCGGCCTTGGCCCAGACTTCCCGGCCCTCATGCACGCCGAGGCCCGCGACGGTCACGCTTTCGGCCTGGCTGACGGTGACGGTGCAGTCGAGCTGCGTGTCGAGGGTGAGCTGCTCGAAGGTCAGCGCCTCGCCTTCGCCGATCGGCCTTTTCACCAGCAGCCAGGCGGCGCCGGTGCCGTCCACCGCCACGTCCAGCACATCGCCGTCGGTCTGCCACGGCCAGAAGCCGGTGACGTCCTGGTTGCGGACGATGCCGCCCAGCGTCATGTCGCCGTCGTCGCGCACCATGAAGAGGCGGTTGGCCACCGTGTCGGAGCTGGCGCGCTGCAGCGCGGTGGAGACGATCCCGCGCACCAGGTGGTTGGCGAGCAGGCTGATCGGGCTCGTATCGTATTTCTGGGTGACGTCGGAGTATTGCGCGGCCAAAAGCTGCGATCCGTCGTTGCCGACATAGATGATGCGGCCCTCGATCTCCACCGGCTCGCAATTGGGCTGGATGCCGGGCGTCTCGGAGACGCGCTGATTGGGCGGCTGCTGCCGGTTGAACGGCGGGTTGGCCACGTAATAGTGGCGCTCATTGGTGAAGATGATGAAATGCGGGCCGCGGTGGAAGCGCAGGATGTCCTCGGCGCCGTCGGCGTTGAGGCCGAAGACGAAGGCGGAGGCGGCGGTTTCCAGCTCGGCATTGAGGTCGAAATATTCGCCGGTGCGGCTGCCGAGATAGGCGTCGCCCCGCGACGCGAAGCCGCCCATGAAGAGGCGATCCTCGGCATAGATGCCGGTGCGCGGCCAGCCGCGCGTCACCGACATGACGGCCTCGCCGCCAGCGCGGCCGCGCACGGTGCGGCCGACATTGGCGGCGGCTTTGTCGCTGTTGGTGGCCACCTTCGCGGTGACGACGAACTGCGCCCCGGCATTGCCGGTGCCGGTGAACTCGATCGAGATCGTGGCGGCGGTGCTGGACGGTGTTCCGACCACGGCGCAGGTGATGCCGGTTTCAAGCGCCGCGAGCGCCTCCAGCGCCGTCTCGAGCGCGGAAGCGAAGGCCGGCCAGTCGGCGGAAAAGCCCGTCGTCGGCACTTCGACCGGGCTTGTGTCCTCTCCGTTGACGGTGACGACGATGCTCTGGCCGACAATGGTGAAGCCACCGTCGGTCGTCCAGGTCACATAGACGTTCCACTTCTCGGCCGTGTCGACATAGGTGCCGCCATAGTCGACCTCGGGAATGGCCAGCCAGGTGCGGGTGGCCTGCGTCCACTGGTGGTCCGCGCCGTCGCGGCGGACCTCGTGCGGCGCCACGTCCTTGTGCCAGAGGAGCATGGAGGCGCCGCGCTGCGTCTTTTGCAGGGTGGCGAGCTGGCCGGCCGTGTGCGGGATGGCGACGGCGCCGACGAAGGTCCCGGCTTTCCAGATGTCGGCATGGCCGGCGGCGACCGTCAGCGCATAGGCCTCGGAGGTCGAGAAGGTATGCGTCAGAAGCCGGCCGGCCGTCGTCGCTGTCTCGGTGAGGACGGTGACGGAGGCGGCCGAGAGGTTGATGGTGGCGGCCGCCACCAGACGGGCGCGGCGGCCGGTGACCGGCGCGCCGGGGGCGATGCAGATGCGATAGGCCCGCGCCGAGGCCGCAACGTCGATCGTCGCCGAGATGGCCGCCCATGTGCCACCGCTATCCTGCAGCTCGACGCGCAGGCCGTCCGCCACGGCCGAAACGCCGGTGAAGCTGATGTCGGCGCCGCAGAGCGCGCCATCGGCGCCGAGATCGGCGGTGGCGACGACGGTGCCGGACGAGATCGAGCCGGTGGCGCCGACCGTGGCATTGACGCCGGTGGTGACCAGGCGGCCGCCGCGGCCCTTGTAGCGCGTGCGCGGCGACTGGCGGCCGCCGCCCAGCGGGTTTGCCTCCATGTTGCGGCCGGCGGCGAAGCCCGAATGAAAGTTCTTGACGTCGCGGCGCGCATGGAACTCTGGCGCCAGCTCGCCGGAATTCCACGACAGGAACTGGAGGCCGGGGCGCGCGACCATCAGCGGAAGTCCATGAAGGTCGGCTGGCCGGAGATATGGGCGGCCACCAGCTCGCCGTCGTCGCCGGAGGCGTCGAAGCCGGTGTCGGTGGAAACGTCCTCGTCCAGCACCTTGGCGGAGAGGCCACCGCGGCCGCCCTCGCGGGCCGTGCCCCAGGCCTTGGCGAAAAGCTCGGCCGCATGGTCCTTGTCGTCGCAGACGGGCACCACCAGCTCGGCCGCCACCGCGGTGATGCAGAAGTCGAGGAAGGTCGGTCCCCACTGATCGGCCGAGAGGCGCAGCAGGAAGGTGGCGAAGACCTCCTCCGCATCGGTGAAGATGCGGCGGCCCTCGCGGCTCCACTCGCGGAAGGCGCCGGTGCGGATGTCGCGGTGGCGGGAGACGCGGAAGGGGCCGCGCAGCGCGTTCGACGGGAAGGCATAGCCGTAGCGGAAGCCGTTGGGCGGCAGCGGGTCCTCGGTGGTGAAGGCGATGCGCTCGAGCTGGCGCGTCACGAGGTTCATCTTCCACCCCTGGGCGATCAGGCAGCGGTCGATGATGCGCGGCACGATGGCGGCGCAGGTGTTGGCCAGCGGCGTGCCCTCGTCGAAGCCGGTGATGGAGCCGCCGGCGAAGACGGCCAGCGCCTTGTTGGCGATCGCGAGGTCGTCCAGGACGTCCGGCATGTCAGCTCACCAGCGCGAAGAAGCCCGCGACCTGGCCGGCGGCGATCGCCGTGGTGTCGTTGTCGGCCACGGCGCCGGTGATGCGGATGGCGCAACCGTTGGTGAAATGGATGCCGCGGCCGGCGAGATAGTCCTGCACCTGCCCCTGGAAGGTGCTCGCGGCGAGCGCCACGGTGAGCACAGGCGTGTCGGCCTCGCTCGGCGCCGTGGCCTTGTCGTAGAACTTCAGGAAGCAGCCGGTTCCGACATTGCCGAGGGCGCTGGCCAGCAGGCGGCAGGCGCCGGCGTGCAGCACCAGCGGGTTGGCGGTGGCGAGCGAGCGGAAGGCGATCTGCTCGTGCGGGCCCTCCACGCGCTCGGCGGCGCGGCCGAGGAGCTGGACGCCCTGCGCTGCGCGAGGCTGGCCGGTGTGGTCGAGATAGGTCACCGTGTCGTTGGCTGCGACGATCGTCATGGCGAGGCTCCGTTGCGGGAAAGCCCCCGCGCCGGTGGCGCGAGGGCGGGGCTGTTGACGGCGGCCGGGATCAGGCGGCCGTGACGGAGGCCACCTTGATGGTGACGTTGCCGGAGGCGGGCACGGCGTCGAAGACGAAGAGCTTGATGACGACGGTGCCCGAATGGACCATGACAGCGACGAGGAAGTCGCCCTTCCGGACCAGATTGCGGGCATTGTTGAAATAGCCCGCCGTTTCGACGGTCGCCGCAGCGTCGTCGGTGGCATACATGTAGCCGGCGACCTGGAGGGCGCCCGGCAGGCCGGTGGTGAGGCCCACGGCCACCTGCTTGGTGACGCGGGCGAGGGACAGCTTCGAGAAGGACATGGTGCTGGTCTCCAGCGGATGACGTGATGGGCGGAAACGCGCGGCGCGCGCTCATGCGGTGGCGGCCGGGCGCGCGGGTGGCGCGCCCGGCAGCTCATCAGGCGAAGGCGGTGGGAGCCGTGTTGAGGAAGCGCAGCCGGCGGATGCCCTCGAAGAGGATGGGCTTGGCGGCCGCCTGGATGGTGTTCGCCGCGTGATGGCACTTCTCGCGCGGGATGTAGTCGATGCGCGTCGCCATCGCGATCTTGCCGTCGGGCCCGGTCGGCGTGTGGAAGCCCATGCAGTCCTTGAACCACATGTAGCCGGCCTTCTCGTCGGTGTCGTAGGTGTTCAGCGTGTCGTCCGGGAAGGGGATGATGTTCATGCCCATCCAGGTGCGCGCGCCGAGCTGGCGGAGCAGCGGATTGTCGCCGCCGTAGTCGGCGTTGTTGATCTCCTTGTAGCGCAGCAGGGAGGCGAGCTGGTTGTAGGAGACGCCGACATGGATGATCGGCGAGCCGGTGATGCCCTGGGCGAGCATCGCGGCCTGGCCGGCGAGGAGGTCGATGGGCGAGATCTGGGCCGAGCCGTCGCCGATCGTGGTGATGGACGAGGTGGCGTCGTCCATGGCCTGGAACGGGATCTTGTCGAACTTGCGCCCGATGGCCATGGCGCAGGACTGCTGCGCGATCGCGATCTCGTTCTCCGACATCTGGGTGAGGTCGGTGACGTTGATGTCCTCGTTGGCCTCGTAGGCCTTGAGAGTGGAGGTCACCGTGGTGCGCGCCGCATTGATGGTCGGGCGGACCTCGATGTTCTCGCTCATCTCCGTCGCCTCGCCCTTGCCGGCGATCTTCCAGGTGACGGTGTTGCCCTTCATGTTGGCGGCGGTGGCGAAAAGGCCCTTGCTGCGGTAGCCGCTGTCCTGGAGCGCATGCATTGCGCCCTTGACGTAGAGGGTTTCGAACCACGCATAAGCGCGAGCGGTCATGATTGTTCTCCGAAGGTGATGGGATTGGGGTTCACCTCGGGGCGATTGGCCGGGCCGCCCCCGGTCCGGCGCGGCGCCGGATAAGCGGAGGCGGACCGCGGGTCCTTCCCGTCAGTCCGCCCTCGATCATGCTCGCGTGGCGCGCGCGTTAAGCGCGGCCCGGCTCGCCGTCGCCGATGCCCTGCTGCGCCAGCCTCTTCGTCTCCGCGACGAAGGCGGGGTCATAGGTCGACGATCCCCATTTCGAGCGGGGATCGGCGATGCGGGCGTCGAGGATCTTGTCGATGCTCTGGCCGCCGGCGGCAGCGCCGCCCACTTCGAGCGTCGGCGCGGTGGACCGCATGGTCTGCATCAGCTTCAGGAAGTGGCCGCGATCGGTGCGGCCCTTGGCCCAGTCGGCCGTCGCCTGGTCGATCTTGCCCTGCTGCTGCAGGGCGTCGATGTAGGCGATCGTGTCGTTGGCGACTTTGCCCGCGACCTTCGCCCGCTCCTGCGGGTCGGCGACGTCGCCGGCGACGATGGCGCGCTCCTTCTCGGCCGAGAACGGGTCGTCCAGCTGGCCGCCGGTCACCAGCCCCTGCATGAACTCGTTGATGAAGCCGGAAAACTGCTTGCCGCCCAGCTCGAACTTGTGCGCGGCGGCCTGGGCGATCTTCAGGACCGGATCGTCGGCGACGTTGGGCAGGTAGGCCGCGACCTCGGCGGCCGGGGTGAAGGCGTATTTTTCCGGCGCATCGGGCACCGCGCCGATCTTCTCGCCGCGCGCGGCATCGCCCTTGCGGTAACCGTCGACCGCCTTGAAGAGCTTGTCGATCGTCTCGCGCTCGTCCTTGCCGAGGAAGTGGTCGGGCAGGCCCTCCGGCCGATAGACGGCCGACGCTCCGGCATCGGCGGGGGCCTGCCCTGCCGGCGCCGCGCCCCCAGACGCGGCAGCCGGTTTCGGATCGGGGGTGACGGCGCCGGCGGCAGCGCCGGCGGCGGCGAGATCGGGGGAAGCGGCGGCGCCGGCGGCGCCGGCGGCAGTGGCTGCGTCGGTCATGGGTTACAGTCCTTCTCTGGGGGGCGGCATCTGGCCGCGGGCTTCGGCGATCAGCTGGTAAAGGACCCAGACGACGCCGTTGGCACCCTCGCGGCGCTGCGCGAGGAGCCAGTCTTCCTTCGTCACGCCGAGGGCGACCGGCCGGCGCAACGTCATGTCGGTGAGGAATTCGAGCAGCGGGCGCAGGGAGGCGTCCTCGAGGAGGCGCACGGCGGCGCGCACGGCCCCGTCGCGCTCTTCCACCTTCATCCGGTGGAAAGCCTCGGCGATCTCCGATTTCGGGCCGCCGCCGACCTCGAGGGCTTTCCACGCATTGCCGACATAGCTTTCGGCCGGCAGGATCTCGCGCGCGCCGTGGCTCGGCGGGATGACGACGCCGTCGCTCATGCGGCCCCCCGCATCGGCACGACATTGCCGCCGGCGGCCGGGTCAGCCTGGCCGCCTTCGCCGCCCATGAGCAGCTCCGGGTTTTTCGTCGCCATCTCGGCGGCCGCGGCGGCCATCTGCGCCATGGCGGCCTTCTGGTCGAAGGCCTGTTTGTGGGCCTCGTCGGCGATGTGGGCGGCCTTGATGCCGGTGTCCTGCAGCACCTGCGGCAGCAGCTCGTCCAGCATCAGCTCGCGGTCGGGATTGCGGCCGAGGGCGGCGATGAGCTGGAAGCCCTGGATCAGCGGCTCGAGGTGGCCGGCCTTCAGCGTGGCGGCCAGCGGCGAGGTGACCTCCACCGCCAGCAGCAGCTGGTCGAAGGTCAGCTCCATGGTGAGCAGGCCCTGCTCGTGCAGGATCTCGCACACCGCCGGGATGAGCACCGGGATGATCTCGTTGATGAGCCGGCCGAAGGCGCCGACATAGGCCCGCTTGATGCGCTGGGCGATCATCAGGATCTCTTCGGCCGAGCGCGGCGTCTTGCCCTTGCCGTCGGTGACCTCGTCGTGGAGCATGCGCTGGATGACGGCGCGCTCTTCGGAGAGGACGATGTTGGCGACGTCCATGCCCTTGCCGGGCGTGTCGAGACGGGCGACGTCCGGCCCCAGCATGCCGCCGGTGGAATTGACCGGCCAGAAGGCGCCGGGGCGCATCTTGTGCACGTCGGGATTGAAGGCGCCGCCGGGCCTGTAGCCCCAGAGGCCGAGCAGGTTGATGGCGGCCGAGCGCAGCGCCATCTCCTTCACCTTGTTCACCACCTTGATGGTGGACAGCGCCAGCATGACCGGGCCGCGGCCATAGGTCTCGCCGGGCACCACGTGATAGCGGGCCGCGACGAAGGGCTGCGCCTTGCGCCACCACATGCGCAGCGGCGGGGCCTTGTCGTCCTCGAGGCGGGCGAGGCAGCGCCAGCGCTTGCCCTCGCGCACGAACTCCTGGAAGAGCTTCACCTCGGCCTCGGCGTTGGCCGCCAGCTCCTTCTCGAGCTTCTCCGGCAGCTGGTAGGACGGGTATGCGTCCTTGATGTCGGCGACCTTCCACATGCGGCCCCAGGACAGGCCGTTGGGGCGGCGGAAGCCGTCCAGCGTGAGGCAGCATTCCTCCACCGGCAGGCAGACGAAGCGGATGGGGTTGAGATCGTCGCCGCGGACGGGCAGCAGGATGCCGGTGCCGGCGAAGATGTCGAGGCACATCTCGGCCGCGGCCAGGTCGAATTCGCCGGTCTGGAAATGCGGCAGGATCTGGTCGGTGAGGTTTTCGAGCTGGCGCTCGAAGGCGAGCCGGCCGGCATTGTCGTTGGAGGCCTTCACCAGCTTCTTCGCCAGCGGGCCGCCCTTCAGCTTGAACCAGTCCTGCCCCGAGGGAAACAGGTCCTCCTTCAGCTGGCCGGCGCCGCGGAAGGTGCTGTCGATGGCGGTGACGTCGAAGACGACGTCGGTGCGGCCGGAGGACTGCGCGCCGGAGACGGGCCGGCGGAAGGGGATGGCGTAGTCATAGGCCTCGCGGGTGTAGCTGTCCCAGATGCCCTTGTGCGACCAGGCATGGGCCATGCGGCCGGCGTGGCGCTTCAGGTCGAAGGCGGGTTCCGCCATGGGTCAGCCCACCGTGGCGGACAGGTTGGAGCCACCGGCGGGGCCGTCCAGCAGCAGGCGGCGGCCGCGCGGCGTGGCGATCGTCTTGCCGGCCTGGGTGTCGGCGCGGGCCTGTTCCTCCTGCGCCAGCGACTGCTGGCGGGTGGCGGCCACGGCCGCCTGCTGGCGGGCTTCATCGGCCGCGCGCTTCGAGGCGCCGCCGTCACCGAAGATCAGGGTCTTGATCGCGTCCATCAGGATACCTCGTCCAGAGCTGCAGCCCGTTCTCGCTCTGCATGCGGCCGAAGAGGCCGAGGCGGGCGAGTTTCTCGCCCGGCCGGTGGCCGGCCTTCACCACGCAGCAGAGCGCCACGGTGCCATCATGCAGCCAGGCATCGAGGGTTAAGCGCGCCAGCCGTGCGAGCGGCAGCATCAGGGCCGCGCATTCGGCCCGCCGGCCGCAGACGGAGATCTCCAGCGTCGGCAGGCCGTCGGTGATCAGATCCGTGGGCGTGGCCACCATGAGGGCGATGAGCCGGCCGTCCTTCTCGAAGCCCATCATGGCGCCGCCGGCGAGCTGGCGCGCGATGAGCCCGCGCCGGCCGGGCTTGAAGAGCCCCTCGCGGAGGCAGTCGGCATAGAGCTGGCGGGCCTCGAACAGGTCCACCGGCGAGACCAGCGTGAGCATCAAAACACCGGCCAGTCGCCCGTCTGCACGACGGCGCGGGGCGTGAGGGAATGGACGTTGGAGGGGTTGAAGGAGTTGGTGATCATGCCCGCCACGCCGGCGAGCCCCTGCAGGCCGAGGCAGACATATTGCGCGGCTTCAGCCACGTTGGCCGCCATGTTCTTGACCGGCAGCGGGTCATAGGTGCCGTCGTGGCGTTTGCCGAACTTGAAGTCGCCGGCCAGCGCCTCGATCAGCGGGCCGCAATGAATGGGGCACAGGAGAAGGCGCGGCGTGTCGCGGCTGATGTCGCGCCGCATGAGCGTGCCGAGCGCCTCGAGCCGTTCGGTCCATTGCTGGGTATGCGCCGGATCGATGCGGTGGCCGAGGGTGCGCTGCACGATCTCGAACCATGACAGCGTTCCATAGACCTTGTCGCCGCCCATGAAGCCCGCGGGGTCGCCCGTCCAGACGCCCGGCGGCACGTTTCGGAAGCGGCCGCGCAGGACCGGCACCAGCTGGTCGAGGAAGCGCTCGGCGCCGGTGCCCGGCTTGGTGGCGATGGACAGAACGCCGCGATATTGCCCGTTCGGCGCGACCTGGAAGCCGACGACGGCCGGCTGGCCGGCGCCGCCCGACTGCCCGCCCTGGTCGAAGCCGAGATGCAGCGGCACGTTCGGCAGGATCTCGATGGCCGACGGCGCGACATGCTTCTCGCGGTCGAAGTCCTCGTCATAGACCGGCAGGCCGTCCTTCACGCGGCCCGGCAGGCCGAGCACCATGCGGCGGGCGTCGTCCTTCGGCATCACCTCGAGCTCGAGCTCGTAGGCGCGGCGGGTCTTGCCGGCGCGGTTCTCGGCGTTCTCGGCGAGGCCGGAGGGCTGGACGAAGAAGTTGATGGTGCGGCGGTCCTTCGCCGGGTCGAAGTCCTCGCGGAAGGAGCCGCGCTGGGCCGCCACAAGGGTCGGATGCTTGGGCGGCGGCGGGTTCATGTCCCAGCCGAGGGCGCGGGGCAGCGGCTCGTCCAGGGCGCGCACCTCGTCGGGCAGCAGGTCCAGCGAGGGATAGCGGCCGGTGCGCGAGAAGAAGAACGGGATGGACGCCGGCGGCAGGCTGTCGGCCTCGGTGGGCCAGGCGTAGCTGGTTTCATACGACTTGAAGGCGAACTCATAGTCGATATCGGCGATGGCGAAGAACTCCACCTGCAGGTCGACCTTCACCTCGCGCATGACGCCGCGGATCTCGCGATAGGTCATCAGCTTCAGCCGGTGCGTGCCGGGGCGGTCCTGACCGCCGGAGAAGTCCGGGTGGCGCGTGGTCGGGAACCAGTGGAACCAGCTCTGCAGGGTGGACTTGTAGAGCTGGCGGTAGTTGTCGCGGACCACCGTGACCTTGCCGCGGATCACGCCGTCGAGGCAGATCGGCATCAGCTTCACCACGAAGCGCACCGCCTTGAAGGCGCTGCCGATCGTCTTGCCGGAGCCGCCGGGGCCCATGATGGCGTCGATCGGCCCCTCGGAGCGGATATAGGCGCCGCAGACCGGGCCCGGCGGCGTGTAGGTTCCGAGCGAGAAGGTGGCCTGCTGAGGCATGCGGAAGGGCGTCTCGCCGAGGCCGCGATAGGAATTCATCAGATCTTCGAGCTGGCGGCTGGACAGCTTTTCGCCCGAGGTGAGGATGTCGGTCATGCCCGCCCCCGCTGGCCCGCCGCCCGGATGATCGGCGCACCGGGACCGCCCGGCCCCCGCGCCCCTTGCCCGAGCCCGATGGACCGCCCGCCCCGCCCCGGCCGAGGGCGACCTTTCGATCGGCGGTGAGTGTGCTGGAGCACCCCCCGGGGAGGGGGGGCCGGGGCCGGTTTTTCGAGGTCGCGCGCGCGGGCGGGCGCGGGCGGGCGCGCGAGGGGGCGGGGGGGCATGCGCGCACCCGCGAGCGCGGGCGGAACGCGCGGGGCCAGGCGGCCGAGGTGGAGCACGTGATTTTCAATCATGGTCCCTCACACGGAATTCGTCAGTGATCACAACGGGTTCAGAGAGCCAGTCGTCGGCCTCGCCTTGTGAGGGGTTCGCCCGCGCATCGATAACCCGTTGAACCTGCTGCGCTTTCTCGGGGCTGTCGACGATGACGACGAAATGTCTCTCAACCTCGCGCTCCGGCTCCTTCGGCTTCGGCATCTCCTGGTGGAAGTAGGGCAGCAGCTGCCCCCTCGCCTTCCCCTGCTCGGCCAGGACGGCCAGCGCCTCGCCGAAGGTCACCAGCTGCGGCGCCTTGTTCGCGAGTTTCGCCGCCAGCTCGCGCGGATCGGCCGTCACCAGCGCCGCCGCCTGCTCCAGAGGGTCGCGATAGCCGCGCGCCAGCAGATATTCCCGCACCTTGGACGTCGCCCGGTTCGGCGATCCGGCCGGGCGCCCTGCCCCGCGCTTGGCCGGCGGCGCGATCGCCTGCCCGCTGAAACCGTCGAGCCCGTCCTCGAAGGCGAGATGGTCGGCCGCCGCCTGGTCGGCCACGGCCTGGACGTTGCCGCCGGCCGGCTCCCGCTGGGAAATCCCCGCGTGTGCGCCCTGTTCGGCCCCGGAAACGGACCCCTCGGCGTCGTCAGCTGGCAGGCGGTTGGCCATCGGCCGATTTCCCTCGCATATTCAATCCCTTGGCCCTCGCGAGCCATGCACCCGGCGCATGATCGGCGGCCCATGTAACCGCCGCATAACCCGCCACTAACCGGAAATCCCCTGCATTCTCATAGACTTAACCTCTCCGGTTATAGGGTTATAGGGTTATAGACACCGCCCTCACATGCGCATGCATACGCGATACACACGCACGTGACGCGCGCGCGAAAGGCCATAACCCTGTAACCGCCACCCTAACCCGTTGATGTTGCTGCGGTTTCCCGGTTACGGCCCGGTTACATGGCGGTTAGGCTCCTAACCGCCGCGCGGCACCTGTCGCCACCCCTTGCATTGATGCACGGTCCAGCCCGCGTTAACTGCCCGCGCCGGCCGGATCGGCCGTGGTCGAGGCCGATCCGGAGCAACCCGGCGCGGTCCGCTTGAACCCCCAGCGGGCCGGGGCAGGGAGAACGCGGAAGACGCTTCGCACCCATGACGGGGCGCGGGGCGTCAGGTTGTCAGCCGAGGGCCTTCAGGGCTGCGCGACAGGCCTTGACCTCGCGTCGCAGCTCGATGACGACGAGACGGGCCTGCGGGGCAGACAGGCCATTCATGCGGCCGCGGCGCTCGACCTCGTCAGCCCTCGCTGCAAGCCAGTCGGAATAGGATGTCAGATAGGCCCGAATGAACGGCGGCCCGCTCATCACGCCATCCCCAGGGCTTGCATGTAGAGTTCGAGGATCGCCTCCTCCTCCATCCGCTGGTCGCGGTCCTGCCGGCGCAGGGCCACGATCCGCTTCAGCACGCGCTTGTCGAAGCCGTTGGCCTTGGCCTCGCCATAGACGTCGCGGATGTCGTCGGAGAGGGCATTCTTCTCCTCGTTGAGCCGCTCGATGCGCTCGATGATGGATTTCAGCTGGTCGGCCGCCACCGATTGCGTGTCGACCATCTAGCCCTCCTTCGTCGCGGCGATCTCGGCCGGCTGCGCCACCACAGGGTCGCGCACGAAGACCACGTGGCCTTCGCTTCCGTCCGTGAGCCGGGCATTGCAGATCTTCGTGTCGCGGCCCCTGGCAAACGCCATCGCCGCCGTCGTCTTTCCGCAGCCCGGCGGGCCGCCGAAGAACATGGAGGGCCTGAAGCCGGCCTCGCGAAGTGCAGAAGCGTCGCCCAGCCACGTAACGGCGGGCGGCTCTTCGCAGTCGAAGCATGCGACCTTCAAGGTCGCCGGAAACACATGCACGCCCTCCATCTATTCCTCCTCTTTCCCTGCGCTCTCCAGCGCCAGCAAATCCACCATCAGGCACTGCGCAGCCCGGCCGTTGATCTTCATCACCTGCCAGTTCTGTCTGTCGCGGATCACGATCTCCGGCGGCGCCTGTTTCAGCGCCGTGGCCCAGCCGCCGCCCTGCCACTGCGTCCCCTCGAAGGCGCGGGCGGGCCCCAGCTCGGCCGAGATCGGCACGGCGAGATAGGGCCGCCGCCCGTCCCCTGCGCCGTCCTCCTTCACCGAAAGGCCGGCGAGCTTCAGGCGGGCCTGGGCGCCCTCCTTCCCCATGTTCGGCTCGTCGCGCATGTAGGCGTCCACCACCTCGCCCACGGTCGGCTGCACGCCGTCGCGCCAGGCGGAAATCGTGTGGGCGAAGAGCCGGTCGAGGCAGAGCGTCCAGTTGGCCCGCTGCTCGGCGCGCTCGGAAACGGTCTGCTCGCGCACCCATTGGCCGAGGCGGGCCGGCTCGGCGATCGGCACGCCGTGCTCCTCGAGCGCCTCCGGCCCCAGCATCAGCTCGGCGAGGGCCAGCAGCGTGCCATAGGTCATCTGGGCGCGGTCCTCCATGTCGGCCTCGCGCAGCGCCGCCCGCCAGTTCTCGAAGGTGCGGGCGAAGCCGGCGGTGTCGCCGTCGGCCGCCCATGCGTCCATCAGGGCGCGCAGCAGCCGGCGGCCCACCGCCTGGTCGTTGATCACCGGCTCCTTGCCGCTGCGGCTGCGGGCCAGCTTCTCCAGCGTGATGAAGGCCATGCGGCTCTTGTCGGCCACGGTCAGCCGCGGCGGGTTGATGGCCGAGAAGATGAAGGCGCTCTGGATGGTGAAGCTCACCGCCTCATGGTCGGAAGAGCCGCGGATCGCCTTGTCGGCCGAGGCGGCGATGCGCGCCAGGTCGAGGATCCCGGTGGCGCGCCGGTCGTCGGCGCCGCCCTCCAGCTCGTCCACCGCCACGGGCAGGCTGTCGGCGCCCAGCATCTGGCGAATGCCCGGTGCGGTCGCGTCGGCGGTGCGCAGCAGCGTGTCGCCGAGGACGGCGCGCACCAGGTTCTGCAGCGTCGTCTTGCCGACGCCGCGGTCACCCACGAGAAAGATATAGGGCCGCCAGGGCAAGGCGCCGCCCAGCAGCGCCGCGCCGATCCATCCCAGCACCAGCACCGGGTCCAGCACCTTGCGGCCGAAGTTCCACGTCTTCAGCCAGCCGAAGATCTCGGTGGCCGGGCTGTCCTTCACCGGCACCGGCTCCTTCCACGGCGCCAGCACCGGCGGCCGGCCGGGATAGACCACGCCGTCGATCGCCGAGGGGCCGGCGCTTTCCAGCTTGCCCCGCCGCACGCGATAGATCCCGTCGCCGCCATGCCACACCAGCTCGCCCTGGCCGGGCAGCGCCGCCAGCGGGCCCACCGTCCAGGCGCCGCGGCCGCGCACCGTGTTGGCGATGGAAATGGCCCCCTCGAGGGCGCAGGCGTGCATCAGGCACTGCACCGCGTCGTCCACGTCCATGCCGTTGATGATCCACTGCGCGTCGCCCTTCTTCGGCGGCGAAAGGCGGGCCCAGTGGTGAATGGGAAAGTTGGGGGTGGCCGCGAACAGGTCCAGCACGGTCTTTTTCGACCATTCCGTGCGCTTCACCTTGTTCAGCTGGCCCATGCTGTCCATGAACACGTAGTGCTCGCCGTCGCGGCCCAGCGCGATCACAGGGCAGCCCGGCGGCATGCGGTCGGCCGGCGCGCCGGCCCACTGGTTGGCGGCATAGCCCCAGCCGCCCTCGGCCACCGGGCGGTCGTCGCCCGCCGGCGGGTCCGGCCGCCGCGTCACGGAGACGCGGCCCTCCAGCGCATCCGCGAAGCTCGCGCGGATGTTGCTCTTGCCCTTCTGGCTCATGGCGGTCTTTCAGGGATGCGGATGGAACATGGCCGGCAGGCGCATGGCCTCGCCTGCCGGCCGGTCCCCGCGCGGTGATGTGAGCAGGAAGCCCGCGCGGGAAAGGGTGTCAGCGCTTGCGGCGCGCCGGGCTCACGGCCTTCGCCTCGGCCTCGAGGGCGTCGGCCGAGGGCGCTTCGGACGCGGGGTCGGCGGCAGCAGGCCCATCCACGCCGTCGGCGGAAATCGGCTGCGCCGCTCCGCCCGCCACGCCTTGGGCACTGCCGGCATCATCCGCCGCCGGCGCGGCCCCGGCTTCGGCTTCCGCCTGGTGGGCGGCGAAGTCTGCATCACCAACGCGCTGATCATCACCAGATACGCCGGGTCCTGCAGATGCGGGGTCACTCCCGTCTGCAGCACCCGCGGCCAGGTCCACGTGGCCCTGATCCGCTGCGCCACCTGCCAGTTGTTCCAGATGCTCCGCCGCATCGCCGCCCTCCCCTTCCTTCACCACCGGCCCGCCCAGGTTCACCATGGGCGCGGGGTCGTCGACCTTCTCGAAGATCGTGCCGTGCTGCTCCAGGATCGTGTCCTCCGCCCGCACCAGCACCGGCGCCTGCGGCCTGTCGGCGGCGGCCTTGCGCGCCGCGCGGGCCTCCTCCTCGGCGAAGACGCGGTCGGCCTCGATCAGCGTCGCGCGGAACACCGCATAGGCGATGCGGAAGGCCGGCTCGACGTCGTCGAAGCCGTCGCTGGGGCGGTCGTGCACGCCGCAGCTGCGGGCATGGCGATAGAGAGCCTCGAGGGGCGCGTCCGGCCAGGTGCGGGCGAATTCCACCAGCGGCGCGATCCGCTCCATGAAGGCCGCCTCATAGGCGCGAAAGCCGCCCTCGGCGCGCGCCGTGGTGATCGCCACCGGGATCTCGCCCATGAAGGGCCAGCAGCTGCCGTCGAAAGCCGCCGCCAGCTCGCGCTCCGCCGGGTCCGCCGGCATCACGGCCGCCATGGCCGCCGTGCTGGCCGCCCCGAATGCACTCCATATCGCCCTATCCATCGCTCACTCCTCCTTCAGGGTGTCGTTGAAGTCGTTTCCGGCCGGCGGCACCATTTCCCGGATGTCGAAGCCCTTGGCCGCCAGCTGGTCCATCACGCGCTGGCGCTGGTCGATCGCCGCGGGCTTGGTGTCGTTCTCTTTCAGGATCACCAGCGGGCCGATGCCCGGGTGCGGCTGCAGCGTCGCCATGTTGCCGAGGTCCAGCGCCGCCCAGACGCGCGCCTCCGGCACCGCCAGCGCCACGGAAAGGCAGGTCTCGATCCCCTCGCCCAGCACCAGCGGCTCGCTAAGGCCCACCTTCTCGAGGTCGCCGAAGGGCAGCCCGCTCACGCCCCGCGACAGGCGCACGAAGCCGCCCTGCTTCAGGCCCAGCATCAGCTTGGCATTGAGCACCGGCGCCTTGCCGGTGCCGTCGGGCTTCAGGAAGGTCGCGTGAACGCCGAGGATCTCGCCGGTGAGCTGGCGGATCGGCGCCAGCATCGCCGGGCCCAGCCATGGCCGGTCGCCCTCGCCGCGCGGGCCCCAGTATTTCAGAGACCCCGCGCTGTCCTTCAGGTCGCCTTCGGCATTGACCAGCTCGGCCAGCGCAATGCCGCGCCCGGCGAGATAGCGGCCGGTCACGCTCGCCGGCGTCACCGGCCGGCCCGCCAGCCACATCTCGAAGGCCCGGCGTTGCTTCGCCTGGCGCTCGTCGTCCTCGGCCTTGCGGTGCCTCTCGGCGCGGGCGCGGGCCTGCTCGTCCAGTCGCCGGCGCTCGGCCTCCGGCATGTTGCGCAGGCCGAGGAAATCCTTGGCGAAGGCAATGGCCTGGCCGCGCGTGCCCTGCCGGCAATAGGCGATCAGGTCGATGATGTCGCCCTTCTCGCCGCTGTCGAATTCCTTCCAGGCGCCGTTGTGCCACACGGTGAAGCTGGTCTTGCCGTCCTTCGCCCGCGTCGGGTTCGGCCCCTGCCAGTAGCCGCCATGCCGCCGCATGCCCGGCGCGAGCCGCACCAGCAGCTCGGCCAGGCGCGGCACCAGCAGGTCCTTGATGGCGGCGACGGTCAGGTCGGGCATGATGTCAGCGCAGGCTGTCGATGCGGCTGGGCACCGCCGCCTTGGCGCGCTCCACCGCCTCGGCATGGGCGCTGGGCACCACCGGCCTTGCGGCCTGCACCACCGCGGCGGGCTTCGGCGGGACGGCCAGCGGCGGCGCAACGCCTCCGCCCTCGAGGGTGCGGGTGGCGTGGTGCAGCAGCCGCTCGGCCAGCAGCGGAATGAGCGGTCGGCCCTTCTCGCGCGCCGCCACCATGGTGCTGTCCAGCTCGCGCGCCAGCCGCAGCCTGTCGATCGCCGCGTGGATCTCGGCCGCCGTTTTCCCGGCCTTGGCCAGCTGCGCCACCACGCTGCAGACGGCGCGGATGAGCGGCGCCACCAGCACGCCCCGGTGGTCGTTGTTCGGCCCGCGCATCGCCTTCAGCGCCAGCGCGGTCAGGTCGACGCCATGCTCGCGCACGGCCAGCCCGATGGCGCCATGGGCCATCGTCTCACCCGGCTTCTGCTCGGCCACCGGCTTCGGATAGGGCAGGATCGTCACGCCGGCGCGGTCCGCAGCCGACTGCGTCACCAGCGCCGCCGGGTCGCCGGCGGCCACCGCCGCACGGAAAAGCGACATGGAATGCACCGACGTCGTGCGGCCGTTGATCTGGGCGAAGGCTGCCGCCTGCCCGTCGGGTGTCGCGAGGATCACCTGGCAGGGCACAGTCTCGATGCCGCAGAGGGCGGCGGCGGTGGCGCGGTGCTGGCCGTCGACGATGGCGAAGCGGCCGCCGTCGATCGGCGAGACGATGACCGGCGAGAAGGACTGCCAGCGGAAGCCCTCGGCGATCGCCTTGACATTGGCCCGGCCGGCCCGGCCGATCGGCCGCTGATAGGTCTCGTCCACCACCAGGTCGGCGATCTTCAGCCACTGCAGCTGCGGCGCGGGGCCGCGGTCGTTCGCCGGCGTCGCCGCCTGCACGGTGATGTCCTCCACCGGGATGATCGGTCGCAAAGCCATGGCGTCAGCCCTCCTTCTGGCTCGCCGCGGGCTCCGCCGGCGGCGCATGCAGGCCGAGCTCCGCCACCACCACGGCGAGCGCGGCGAGGGTCAGCGGGTCGGTGATGGTGCGGGCGTCGCCGGCGATGACGCGGTGCGCCAGGCCGACGGCGGTGGCAAAGTCGATGGGCTGGAAGGCGATCGTCTCCGCCCCGTCGCGCCGCTTCACCAGCGTCACGCGGCCGTCCGGCGTGCGGCCGAGCCACCGCCCGTCCGGCCGCTTGTCGTCGTCGGTGACGAAAGGCCCCTCGCCGAGGACGATCTCGAGCTTGTGCTCCGGGGCCGCGGTCATGCCAGCCCCCGCCAGAAGGCCGGATGCTGGGCGACGGCCGCCACCAGCAGCGCCACCAGCAGGGCGGCGAAGCAGGCCGCCAGCGCCTCGCGGCGTTGCCTGAGCGGGCAGCGCAGCGCCACGAAGGCGGCGCCGGCGGCCACCACCAGCGCGCCGAGGCCGGTGACGATCATGATGGCCAGCGGCAGGGCCGAGGTCGCGGGGCTCATGCCCGGCCTCCGATGGGGTTCTGCTCCAGCCACTGTCGGCGCATGTCTTCCCATTCGGCCGGCGTCGGTCCGCGGCGGCGGGCCGCGGCGTGCCGATACTTGGGATGAACGCCGATCGCGCGCTCCTCTGCGAGCTGGCGCATGAACGCCGACTGCGGACCAAGGTGCTTGCGGTTCATCGGCTTGGGGGCTGGCCCCTTCTTCTTGCGCCGCCGATCACGTGGCGGCGCAGGCATCACCACGCGGCTCGGCAATGGCGCGACGCGCCCGACATCGGGCGAGGCGAACATACCGGCCAACCCCAAAGCGGCAGCACCAACAAAGACTGCACTCCGGCGGAAACCCATGTCACGTCCTCCCCATGATGCGCCGGCCGATCGTCTCGAGCGCGGCGTCGAAGGCGGGCTCGTCCCGCCGGTCCTCGATGGCTTGCAGCGCCTGCGTCACGGCGGCGCGCGTCACGCCGAACAGGTCGGCGATCCGCGCCGGGCGCACGGCGAATTCGGTTGAAAGGAGATACCAGGCCGCATGCCGCGCCAGCGCCGCGGTGCCGGTGGGCCGCCGGTCGTCGGGGTCGGCGCCGGCCGCGCCCAGCGCCTCGGCCAGCTGGTGCTGGAAGGCGCGGTAATGGGCGCGCAGGTGGTTCTCGCCGGGGTCGGCCGGCATGCCCTCGCCGGAGAGGAGGCTGTCCAGCGCCAGCTCGCAGCGGCGGATGAACCAGCGGGAGGCGGTCTTCTTGCCGGCGGCCGTCCGATAGAAGTGCGGCGTGTCCACACCGGCGCGGCGGCAGACGGCCGCAACAGAGGCCCCCGCCTCCTCGATTTTTTTTCGCAGCTCGTCCATGGAGCGCGGCGAGGCGGGCGAAGCGCTTAACACAGACACTTGCCTGCGCAGCGGTGCCGTCGCTGATTTGCCCGGCGCGGCCATCATGCCGCGTCTCCGGCAAGGCCCAGCTCGCGGCGCAGGCGCTCTTCCTCGGCCGCCAGCGCCCCCTCGATCTTCTCCACCGTGGAGACGCGCGGGTCGACATTCCCGCGGATCACCCGGTGCAGATTGTCCTCGGAGACGCCGGCCAGTGCCGCCAGCTCCTTCAAAGGCAGGCGAATTCTGGCAGCGCGCTGCTTGATTGACATCGGCTTCATGTCTAGGGTGGCCCCTGCAATCTGCATATTTGCAGAGGTCAATCTGATTTGCGGCCAACCGTCAACGGCAATGTTTCAGGCATCAACCGGCTTTTCGCAGATGCATATTCCGGTCGGCAAATTCACCGACCGGAGCCGGCTTTTGGCCCGACGCCTGCCCAAGACAGACACGCGAGAAGCAATCAGGAATGCGCAACGGCAATGGCTTCAGACAGCTGTCCGCGCGCGGGGCGAGAGCGCGTCGCAGATCGCGAAGGCGGCAGGGGTTTCCGACACCACGGTCACCCGCTTCCTGAACAATCCGAACTACCAGGGCGTGCTGAACCCCCTCACCGTCCAGCGGATCTCGGAATACACAGGGATCGCCGGGCCGGGCGCCGACGAAGGCCAGGCGCCCATGCGGTCATTCCGCGAGGAGGCCGTGCCCTATGTGGCGGAGGGCGATGCGCCTGCCCGCACCGGCGCTGTCGCCGCGTTGCTCGCCGGCCGGCCGCATGCCTATGCCATGGTGATGCAGTCCACCGCGCTTGAGCTGGCGGGCGTGCGCCCCGGCGACATCATGATCATCGACCCCCTGGTGGCGCCGGCCGACGGTGACGTCGTCTGCGCCCAGCTCGAGGAGGGCATGGGCGCAACCACGGTCTATCGCATCTTTCAGATGCCGAACCTCGTGGGCGCCAGCTTCGATCCGCGCGCCGTCCGGCCGGAGAGCATCAACGGCACCACACGCCGCATCGTCGGCGTCATGACCGACCTGGTCCGCCGGCGCGGCTAGAAGGCCCGAAGCCTCCCCACGACATAGCCGAACCACACCAAGCCGGCCAGCGCCAGCAGCCACACGCGACGGCGCTGGTAGGGCAGCAACGGCACGTCGGGCCCCGTCCAGGGCGCGACCGGCGCAAGGGAGCGGGGGCTTTCTTCTCGTTGCAGCCGCGCGGCATGCCAGCGATTGGCCTGCATCTGGTAGTGGCGGTGCAGCAGCCAGGGCAAGGCCACTGCGGTGAACCCCAGCGCGCCGAGGACCGACAACGCAACCGCGACACGCAACGCATCATGAAGCATCTGCTGCATGGCGGCATTGTGCGGTGGAAAACCTGCTGCGCTGCAAGATCACTTTTTTCCCTGATCTGCATCTTTGCAGGTCCTGATCTGCATGTTACCTCTGCACGTGCACCTGATTTGCGGAGGCGCCCTTGGCCACACCCATCATCACCCTCGAAGAGCTGGCCGGCCAGCTCCATGTGAAAGAAACCACGGCCCGCGCCACCGTGCGCCGGCTGCAGGAGAAGCACGGCTTCCCCCATGCGCTGCCGGGCCTGCCGGCGCGCTT